TTTTTATTTATTTTTATTTTTTCTTTTACAATGTCTATTTTGTTTGGCACTGCTCGTACATGTATTTTCATAAGATTGTTCATCTGATTTGAACTTTTTTGTGTAATTCATTTATAGGTGCTAAACCTCATAGTCATTTATTTTTAAATCAATTTCCCATAGCGCAATTTCGCTCAATTCGTATATTTAATCAATCTTTGTGTTAAATGTTTTGTTTAATGTCTTTGTGTTGTGGCATCCAACTACTGGACCCAGGAAGGGTAATTTTTGTTTCAATTAATTGGTCCGCGATACGGCTAGGTCAATCGGTGTGCAACCACCATGCGATAATCCGTGTGTGTCCCATATTTGAAGAAAATTTGTTTTTGATTATTATTTTACGGTTAGTTGCCGAACGTTTAAAGGAATTGGAAAGCGATATGAATCTGTTAGTTATCTGCTATCTTTTATATCAGGGATAACTATTGCTTTTTCTACACCCTAACATATGCTAGCGCGTATAGCGTAGGTCACTGTCTACCCGCTTTTTGATTTACTGGGCTAATAAGGCTAATTATTGATATTTTCATGACTAATTTTTGGATTCGAATTGTTTCATTAGAGGTACTCGGGGAAGAAAGTAGAGGTGTAACATTGAATAATTAATCGTAGCGCCGGGTCAAGTCAAGGTGTTTAATTCCAAATTGAGGTATCAGCCGATATTTGTTTTTGAACATAACACCGGAATTAATTATTTTAAATCTTTCAATCATGCGTATAGTTTTTAGTTCGCAGTTTCTACGCAAAACGCACTATTCGATTCGTCACAAATTTATATGGTAGTACCAGAATTTTTGTATGTGGATTTTTGAATAACGCATAAAACGGCAACCCCTAAATGCACCATGAGTACATCCAAGAATTTTTTTAATTTTTCATTTTCTTCTTTTTCATTTATTGTTCCTCAAGCTCCCACTACGTTGGTCGAATACGATGTATTCCAACGACCAATTTTTGATTTTAATAAATTTATTCAGTTTAAATTAAAACATTCAATTCGGCAACACAAATATTTACACTTTCAAGATGTTGTTTTTCCGTATCCAGTTGTTCCTTTTCGTAAAATTACTCGCGCTTTTGTTGTTGAATTTATCACAGATTATTTCAAATGCTTTAATATTTTTACTTTTGATCCTAAATACTTAGATGGCTTTGTTTGTTTTCATTTGAATTTGTTGCTTAATGGCCGAGATATTTTAAATAATGCTATTTCTGTTATGTCCGAAGAATTTTCTTATTTTGAAGATTGGAGGGCTTGTACACCAACCTTCCAAATCTACCCACTTGGGGTTTTTGCTAAAGATATTCTAATTGATTTGTTATTAAAAGGCCCTATGTATCGCATCCACAAAGTTCTTTTTAACTGTAATAATGTAGTTCCTAATATTGTTTCAAATTTTTCTCCATTTATTTTTCAACCTTCTCGTTTGTCTATTGAATTTAAAACTTTTGCATATATGTCCGAATTTGCTATAAAAAAATTTTATAATATTAATTCTATTTTTGAGTATATCAATCAACAATACATTGGTTACACCTTTATTTATGATATGTTGTATGTAACTTCTAACGCTTACGCTCGCGTCCACGGTAATACTTTTATGGACGATTTCATGTTTATTAAACAAATGGAATTTTGTGGTTTGTTTACAATGGCTAGTATTTATTTGAAATATAAACAATACGACTGTTCTTTTATTTGTCACATTGCTGAATCCGGCTGGGACTACAACTATTTATTAGGTTCCATGCTATTTCTTTTGTCTGGTGGTGAATCAAATCCAGGTCCACCAATTTTTTCTCGTTTAATTAATTATTTATTACCACAATTGCAAGAAGCCCGCGCACAAATGCGTTCTTTTTCTCAAACTTTTGATTCTTGTAAGGATTTGTTAATTTTAGCTGTGTATTTAAATCGTTTAACTGACCAACTTTTTTCATTTATTTCTGCTCTCATGAAGGGAGCAATGACTTCCACTTTTGATTTATTAACGAAAACTTCATCTTTCATTATTACTTTGTACGAAACACACAAAGTCGTCATGGCTCAATTGGGTATGACTTTTCATCATAACCATGCACAAGCTGGCGATATTGAAAGTTTTGCGATCGCTGCTGGATTAGCAGCATTCATGCCAAGGTGTTTGCACAGTATATTTCGAGATTTGCAAGTTTTTACTAATATGAAATTTTTAGATGATTTAACTTTGTTTCAAGAATTTTTGGCTTTTTTAGTTAGTCTTCCACGACGCATGTTTTCTTTGTTTGAATATTCTGGTTTGGCCCCTGCTTTGTGTGCTGAAATTGTTCTGTGTTTGAAAGATTTTGAATTGCTAATCCCATTCTCTGAACTTGGTGTTCTTGCCTCTCAATTGGACGCCATCAACGTTGAATATGCGAAAAATCAGCGTTTGCATTGCAACAAAATTTTTCAAGCTCGTGCTTTAGCTCTCAAACCAAAATTTTTAAATATGAAACAATATTTTTTGTCACGCAAACGTTCTCTTCCTAGTTATTTTGTTAATACTGCTCTTCAATTTGATAAAATTTTAAAATTAATTAATTATGCCACCACTGACACTCGTCCTGAACCTGTAGCTATGGTTTTCTGTGGTCCTCCGGGAACCGGAAAATCATGTCTAACAGCACAACTCATCAATGCATATAAAGAAACCCAAACAATTTATACTGACACCCCAACAGATGCTATGAAAAAGAAATTTTATGACTCCTATCAAAACGAGGACATTTATGTCGTCGATGATATGGGTGCAAAAGCCACAAGTCAGTGGTCTGAAATTATTAATCAAGTGTCCACTGTGAAGTATAAATTGGAATGCGCCGCTATAGAAAACAAAGATTCTAAATTTTTTACATCTCCTCTCATGTTAATTTCAACTAATTTAATTCCAACTGCACAAATGATTTTGCCGACGGATGGTATGAAGGATATTGAAGCATTTTACCGACGTTTACACCGTGTAGATTTTACTGATGTAAAATTTATAGATGGTGTCTATTCAGGTACTGCGCGTATTCAATTATTCGACAGATCCCCTGGTGTTAAAAAATGGGTTGATCATCAAACTCATTTGATCACATCAACTCAATCCTTTGTACAATTCATAGATGCTTATATCAGAGTAGAAATGAAACGTAGAAACGATAATTTTGATGCCCAAAATTCCAACGTCGTGCAGCTTGCTCCTTTGCCTTTACACACCGCTCAGAATAAAGTTTTTGATCATATTTTTTCCAGTTTACATTCGTTTGCCACTAATTTTCCATTTGGCGAAAAAGCCTTTGAATTTTTTGTTGATTTGTCCGCCAATGCCAACGAATTTTTAGATTTACACTTTCCCACGTTAGCTGCACTATCTGACCAACTTGAGTGTAGTTCTTTTACTATTGTTGCTATTGTTTCTTTAATGGGTCTTTCTACCCTTGCTCTAGGTTCATGTATTTACGATTATTTTTCAAAAAAATCTGATATTCAAGCAATTTTGCCGTCGAAACATTACACGGCCCAAAAACACGAAAAAATTGATATAGTTCGTATTGTTCCACAATCTGTTTCGGAAATAATGTCAGTCTCTCAGACATATGACGAAACGCCCCCTCAATTGACTAAATATCAGAATAATGTTATTGTTTTAAATATTTTATTGTCACGCAATGGTGTGACATGCAACAATTTTGTGACTGCCTTAATTTCCGTTGATAAAATTTTGATCCCACTTCACGCCGTTTACAAATGCGACAACGCCAAAGTTTATTTTACTGCTTACACCAAAGGAAATACTATTTTGTATGATAAAATGGAAGCAGATGTTGTTTTTGTTAATGAAGAAAATGATCTCGCTGTTTTGCAAATACCAAAAACAGCCCCAAAATATTTTCGAAAATTGAATTTAGTTACTCGATCACAAAATCATGATTTGTATTTTATAACTCCAGGTGGTACAATCAAAATGAAGGATAAGATATCTCAAGCTCGGTTGTCTGGTGGATACTTTGGTAATGGCTACCATGGTACTCTCCAGTCGACTGACTTGGTTTATCCTTATCACGCAGATGGTTTCTGTGGTGCTTGGATTGTTAATGCTGATGGTTATTTAGTAGCTATGCATTGTGCTCGACGCGATATCGTCTCTGACGGTATTGAGTTATCACAAGGTGTGGCTCGTGTGATTCATTCTTCTGTTTTATTTCAATTACAAAAAATTTTTGATGTCACTTTTGGCGTTGTTTTGCCCATTGTTCAATTTAATAATGAAAAGTTTTCCGGGGCTCGACTTGATGTTGAAGTTCCAAATTTTGTTAACAATAAAAGTTCTATTGCTCCATCTCTTGTGCATGGGATTTTTCCCGTAGAAAGAAAACCAGCTGAATTTAAGGAAAAAAAGAAAATGCTCGCCTTATCTATTGATTCCTTTACGGAAACGCCAAATGTTGACTTAAAACCGATGGAATTTGCTCGTGATGTTATAATTGAAAAGTTAACACCGTCTAGTGAATTTAAATTTAAGGGTCTCACTGAACGTGAGCTTGTTTTAGGTAATGAACATTTGAATCGAATAGATCCGAAAACATCGGCTGGCTTTGGCTTTGAAGGTGGTAAGAAAGAGTGGTTAGATTACGACCGCGGTTTCATTAAAGAACCAATGAAACAGCGTGTTCGTGATTTCGCCAATCAAGTAATATCAGGTGAATTTAAATATGATGAATATTACACTACCACTTTCAAAGACGAACTCCGCAATGTAGACGATACAGGCAAACCAAAAGACCCCCGAATTTTTCAAGCTGGCACTTTATTGTTGACTATTTTATATCGATTTTTCTTTGGTGAATTAATGATTCACACCGCTCAAAATCGCCATCGTAATGGTATTATGGTGGGCATGAACCCTTTGAGTTCAGAATGGGACAAATTTGCAAAAAATTTGTTACATCGTAGCCCCCGTAATATGTATGATGGAGATTTTAAGTGGTGGGATAAGAAAATGCACCCAATTTTGCAACGCATGTTATCACAAGCTTTTCGTGTTATTATTCCGATTGAACAACTTCGTATTAGTTTTAATGTCATTTTTTCTATGAATTTAAACAAAGAACAATTTTCACTAATTTTTGAAGCGTGTTTGGAACTTATTATTTCGACTCCCACACGATTATTGAATTGCATTTTTATAACAACTCACAACATGCCCTCAGGTGTTGGTGTCACAGCTTTTTATAATTCTTGTATAAATTTGATGGTAACCGCTTTTGTTTATTTCGTTCGTTCTTATGAGCTTAGTCATAAGCCCTCTGTGCGAGAATTCGTACAGGAAGTTGATGACTATGTTTATGGTGATGACAAACTTTTAAATTGTTCTGATTCTGTTTCTGCTTACTTAGATCCATTCCACTTTTCTCGTATTGTGAAAACAATAGGTTTTGAGTTCACAAAAGCTGATAAAACAGCTTGGAGCGATCATGAAACAAGCTCCATTTTTGATGTTTCTTTTTTAAAACGTACGTTCTTTTTCCATCCAGTAATTCAACAATGGGTCGCACCGTTAGAGGTTCGATCAATGCAGTCCACTCTTAATTATATAACTGATAGTAGTCGTGACATTGAACTGACCACTATTAAATTGGAAAATTACCAACGTGAACTCTATTTGCATTATTTTCAATATTTTACTCAAATGAATTATTTATATGATTTTTTAAGCAAATCTCCTGTACAACTAAATCCTAAATTTCTTTCTGAACATCTTTTAATTGAAATGTACACCAAAAATGAATATGGTGATACATTATTTTTACATTAATTTATTCATTATGTCCGAAACGACATAAAACTATTTACCCAACTTTGTGATCCAAGCTATTTTGTTTTAACCTCTACTAGATAATAAGTGTCCGTGATTTATCTCTGGGTTGTGGTCTGCAACACCGATACCTAATGTAAATATGTCCATGTAAAATTCTTCTTATGTTAAAATATAAAATACGGAAATGATCAAAGTGGTAAAAGCTGTTCGTAACGCTCCGCAAACAAATAAGGTGATTTATTTAGGATTTTATTTTCGGATACTATTCTTTTTAACTCATAACGCCGAGAAACAGCGCCAATTTTTCAACAATTTTTAAAAGTTTTTGTAATTTCTTTAATAGTAAACTTCTTTAATTCGAATAACTCATAAAATTACACAATCTACATCGCACCATGAATACTCAAATGATACACAACAACGACAATGGCGTCCGCCTCACAACTAGAGAAACAACTTCATCATCTAAACGAAACGGAGATACTGGCAAACATCACATTCGTGATAATGTTATCCAGGAACAGCCGTGGAATTTGGACAAGATGTTATCTCGCTACAATTACATAAGTAATTATCCTTGCCCATCATCTCTAGCACCACACTCTGTCATCGCTCAACTCAGAGTACCACAAGACCTTATAACGAATGGTCTTACATCTGCACCTTTTAACAATTTTATTTTTTGGAATGGCCGTGTAAAAGTACAATTTCAAATCACTGGTTCACCAATGGTTCAAGGTTGTATAGCCGCCGTATTCATTCCACTCACGTCAACTTCTAACATCAACGCAAATCAAATTAAGAATTTTTCAAGTCTTTCTGTCAATCAAACATGTTATTTATTTCCAAACGCAAACACAGTCGCGGAAATGGAGATTCCGTTTAATTCTCCTCAAGCTTATTTAAATATTGCGACAACCGGCGAGGACACAATCAACACATTGGGTCATATTTATATAGTTGTTTTTAATTCAATTGCTTTATCCGCTGGAACCACTGATAGTGTATCAGTAAGCGTCTTTTCACATTTTGTTGACAATCAATTCAAAGTTCCACGTCGAACCACTCCAGCGATTTCTTATGTCGCACAATCAGCGTCTACTCGTCCACCTCATTCTCACTCTTCTGTTGTCGGTAAAATGGCTGATTTGCTTTTACCCGACAATCCTCTGGCAGATGTAATTGATATGGCTGCTGGATTTTTTGGTATGGATAATCCCGTTGATCCCACGATCACGGACACAAACAAAGTTTTAATCACTCAAAGAATGAACTTTTCACAAGGTCCAGAATTGATCGACAAATTATGTTTGAATCCATCCAAAACTTCAGCTGCCACGTCAGATACTTTTGCTAGTGTCACAGATGAAATGTCACTTTCTTATTTAACCAAAAAATATAGCTATCTGGGCACATTCTCAATGAACACCGGCGATGCTGTCGGTGATGTTTTGGCATCTTTTCCAATAAACCCTTGTCCAAATCGCATGACTGTTGGCTTTCAACAGCAAGTTCCGTTATTACAATATATATCTATGCCATTTCAATTATGGAAAGGTGGTTTGAATTATAAGATTCAAATCGTTTCCACTTCATTTCAAACAGCAAAAATTTTTTGTTCTTTTAATTTTAATGAGTTTTTACCATCACCACCGTCAATTTTGCCAGCTACTACATCGCAATATGGAGTAGCCATTGAGATAAACCAAGGCTCCAACACATTTGAATTTTCTATTCCCTATGTTTCAATCACACCCGAACTTTATGTTCCAAATTCCAACACAATTTCACAAGCTGACACATTGGGCATGGTGAACATTAGTGTAATCAATCCTTTGATATCACCAAATGGCTCGCCACCAGTTATTTCGTTCAACATTTTTGTGGCGGGAGCTGATGATTTTGAATTATCCAATATTACAGCCGCGAATAATGTAATACCGGTAATGAATTTTCCATCTCCATCCACTTTCAAGAACGTTAAACTTGTCCAATCAAAGCCAATGCCGGATGATTTTGAGATCATCTCGTGCGTGTCACAATCTGCTTCACAACCTTTAATCACACCTATGTCAAATGTCGATATGGCCGTGGAAGATCTAGTTGCTCCCAACGAATCAACTGATCCGCGTGCCGATATTTCACAAATTTCTCCTTTTGGCTTTCGAGATTTAATGAAGAAATATCATTTATTTAAGCGATTCTCGTTTAAATCACCGACACCTGAACAAAATGGATTAGTTTGGCAACTTCCTCTTGTTCAATTGTTTGGTATACCGACATCAATTCCAACTGTTCCGCCACTTTCTGCACAACCTGTCCAATTACTTTGGCATTTAATTCAACCTATGTTCCGCCAATTTAAAGGCTCCATAAATTTTAAAATTATGCTTGATTCTACACCTGATAATTCTTTGCAGCAATTTTCTGTTTTTTACCAACCTCCTACACAAGCGCAAGGGGAGGGATCAGGTCCAACTTTTTTAAATAACATTCGGAATCAAACTTATTTGCCACCAACACTTGCGCCACTTGACTACAATGAAAGAACAGAAGTTCAGTCTTTTCCTGTTTCTACTCGTTTGCCGGTTTCTTATGTGAACAGCATTAACAAAACTGCTGAGATAAATATTCCATATTCATCTCGTTTTTTGTCTGTGTTGTCACGTTCGAACACTAACACCGAGCAGGAATTGGTTGATAATGAATTAACTGATCTTGGCAATCTTTTTATATATACTGATTTTTCAAATGTGGTCTCCACTAATGTACAAAATTTAAATTTTTACTTTAATGTTTATTTTTCTTTTGGTGATGATGCCCGTTTTGGCACTTTGTATAATATTCCTTTTTTGTCGCCTAATTCAATCATTCCACCTGACGCAGGAGCTCCACTGACATCTCCGTATCCTGATTCTTATCTTGATACAGCTCCTCTCGTCAATACTTTGACTATTTCATAGTCACCTTTCAATCAAATCACATACTACGCATGTATGTAATTTGCACACTAGCATGCGTCTTAATTCAATTATTTATATTTAATTTTCCAATCAATGTATATTTAAATTCCCGAAAGGGGGGATCTCGTAAGAGATGGATTAAGTTCCTAGTGTGTGTCCAACACA